TTGTAAACTTATCTGAAAGAGGAATGAAGGCAAGAGGAAAGTCTATAAAGTTTTTTAAGGTTACCCCTGAGTGGTTAGAAGAAAATGTAAAAGACATTAATCACTTTGCTTTTCTTTCTAATCCAAAAGAGCCTGTTTCAAAAATTGTACACTCATCAAAACTAAATAATATAAATACAAATATTTACACTTTTTAATATTGTGTATACCTAAACCGTGCAAAGCACATAACAGAACGGAAAACAAATGCAAAAGATTAGTTCTTTAGAAACTATGGAATCAATTGTAAAAAACAACAAGCAACTTTCTTGGGACGGATGGACGGTTATTGAAACTTTCCCATCAGATAAGGCGTATTTTTCAAAGTTTGGTGTTTATAAAAACAACAAATGGCAAATGAAAAAAGAGTTTATTCCTTCAAATAATGGATGGGAAATACCAGATAAGTATGTAAAAAATCATGAATAAAGAAATTCAACATGAGTTTTTGAGAGATGTTGTGCAAGAGTATAACACGGTAAACATGCTTTTGGGGGATAGCAGTATTGACTTTATGAATCATGGATACTCTCCTTCCTATAAAATAATTTCTGAAGATGACTTTATTTTTAAAAACCAGATTTCTTTATACTTAAATATGTTTGAAGGAATTGATTCTAAAGGAAAGAAAGTCCTAGAGGTTGGGTGTGGCAGGGGTGGCGGGATCTCTGCAATAAAAAAGTATTTAGACACAGATAGACTTTTTGCCTGCGATATTAATAAATTAAATATAGAATATTGCAAAAGCAATCATGATGATTCTATTGAGTTCAAAGTTTCTGATGCACACAAACTAGACTATCCAGATAGGTTTTTTGATATAGTTCTTAGTGTAGAGTCTTCTCATTGCTATCATCTTCCAGGGTTATTTTTTAGTGAAGTTAGTCGTGTACTAAAGCCTGGAGGGGTATTCCTATACACTGATTGTGGCATGAATATAAAAAGATTTAGTTCAGAGGCATCAGATTTTACAGACATTAAAGAAAAAAATATAACAGAAAATGTAAAACAGTCTTGTTTAGAAGACTATAAAAAATGGCAAAGTTTGATTTTAGACGAAAATATAAGAAAAAAATTTACAACAATAGCACAGTTAAAGTCAGAAGAATATGCATCAGGATCTGATGTGTATATGAAATACATTGCAACAAATAAAGATTTAGGGGATGTAAATGAACAAACATAAATGGAAAGATCAGGCTGTGTGCTTAGACTACGATACAAACTTATTTTTTGACAAATACGAAGAAGACGAACTACTTAGACCAGCAATTGATGCTTTGTGCTCCTCATGCTCAGTAAGAAAAGAATGTTTTTCTGTTGGCATATCTGGCAAAGAGTGGGGAGTATGGGGTGGGGTATATTTAGAAAACGGAGAAGTTTCTAAAGAGTTTTCTAGCCACAAGAGCAAGGCTGACTGGGGTAAAACTTGGCAGTCCCTAACAATGGAGTAACATGTATACAGATGAAATGAAAAGGGCTTTTAGGTCACTAAACCCTCCTAAAAATTTTTCTTTGCAGATTATCGATAACGATCACTTTTTAACAGTAAAGGCTAAAGAAAAAGATTTTATGTCTTTGGAAACAGTTGAAATGAAAAGGCAGGCAATAGAGTATATGATTCGTGTAAAAAAAGCACTAGAAGATAATGGTGCAATTGTTCTTTTGGTTAGAGAAGGAGGCAAAGAGTTATGATTGAGTCCATATTAGTTGGTACTTTTGTATTTTTAACTTTGTTGTTTTTATCATTATATTTAGTTCAAGTTAAAAAAAATCGTGTGATTCTTGCGAACACACTTAACCTTTTAATTATGCAGCAGTCAATGAATGATGAAAATAAAACAGATGAAGAAAAATCAAATGAAGCATTTTTAAAATTTGTTTCAGATTCCAGAGATTGGGCATACCAATACATAGACGATGTGCAAGCAGGCCTAAGCAAGTTTGTTGTTGATATTGAGCCTGAGATAGCATACTTTGATGAGTATGGAGAAGTTGGATCTGCATATCCACACTACCACTCGATGAAGAAAATTTCTGGCGCATACAAAGAACTAAAGAAACTGCTACCAGAAGATTATGATAGAATAGAGTAATGATAGTGCTAAAACACACAAAAAATCTTAACTTGTTCATATGCGAGGAAGAGTTGTGTGAAGAAGAAAGCACTCAGGTATGGGCAAATTCTGAAAGCAGGATTGTAGATCTGTGTGATCTACACTACAGTAAGGCAAAAGAGTGAATTTTTATTATTTTGGTGGGCTTATGGGAGATGAAACAAGCATAATGTCTCCTTCTGTTTTAAACAAAAACAACTTCTCTGGAGTTATGTTTACCTATGATGCAACACAAGGAGATATGTTTGTAAGAACTGCCAAAGATATTAAGTTAAATGAAAATATTAAATACCTTATTGCGATTAGGCCATACACAATATCCCCACAATACCTTCAGACTATCCATGATTCTATAAACGAGATAGATCCAGACAGGCTTCAGATAAACCTAATAGCAGGATATATTAAAGATAAAGAAAGCCATATCAATGGAATTGTTGGAGACATAAACGACAGTTCAGACCCAGTAGACAGGTCAAACTATATGATCAAGTTTTTGGACACATTAAATAATATGGCTGTAAATAAAACACCATTGGATTTTTATGTTTCAACAACAAACAGTTATGTCTTCGAAGCAGTTAAAAAATACAATCACAAAATAATTTTGCCGTATCACATATATGTTCGTGGTGGATGGTCTGATGTTTTAAAAGATAAATCCAAACTTATTCCTCTTGAAATAGAAAATACAGAAGTTATGTTAACAATGACTCCAATCATTAGAAAAACAGAAAAAGAACTAGACCTACTAACAAATCATTCAATTAGGCCAGCATGGAAAAAAGGAGAGATACCTAAGATTGTTTCAGATGTTGCCTACTTTACTCACGAACAGTTTTATGATTTTGTAGACACACTTGAAAATCGTGGAATAAATCATTTACTTATTAATGCTGTTCCATCAGAAGAAGCAGAGATAATTGTTCCTTTTATAAATGATTACGTCAACTCAAGAAAAAATAATACTGGAGAGGCGCAATAATGAATTTTTATTTTTTTGCAGCCAACTTTGATCATGTAAAAAAACTTCCATCTGAATATGTTTCTGGAGTTCTTTTTACATACAATATATTCCTTGGCGATTTCTTTTCTGGTATATCAAGAGCGTTATATAAAGAAGAAAAGAACATGACATATATTGTTGCAATTAAGCCTTATGCTATTTCTCCACAATACCTTTGCATGATTAATAGATCGATAAACAGTATTGCTCCAAACAGTTTAAGATTAAACTTTGTCACAGGAGATATTAAAAAAGCAGAACAAGGGTACGGTGGCATACTGGGAAGTATTAATGATCAGTCAAGTAATATAGACAGATCAAACTATCTAATAGAGTATGTAGATACATTAGTTAAACTAGATGATGATATACCAGACTACTATGTGTCTGTTACAAACGAACACCTATTTAATTCAGCATCAAAAAATAAAGGTAGAATGATAATACCTTACAGAATGTACAAAAAAAATAAATTTAACATTAAAAATGAAAGGGTTATGATTTCTATAACTCCAAAATTAAGAGAAACAAAGAAAGAAGTAGACTATCTACATAGCATATCTGGTGAGCATGAGTCTGAAAAAGAAAATTTTACATATGAAGAATTTTATTTGATCGTGAAAGAAATAGAAAGCAATGGAATTGATGAGATCTTAATTGCCACATGGCCAGAAGATGAAAGAAAAAGAATTTTAGAATTTATTAAACAATATAAAACAAATGAAAAGGAATACAGATGAAAGACATTATTCTGTCAACACTAACAGGTTTTGGATGTGGCGTAGTATTTGCTGCATTCAAATTGCCAGTACCAGCACCACCAGTTTTTGCGGGAGTCGCAGGAATTATTGGTTTATGGATTGGCTTTGCATCACTAACAAAAATAATATCCTAGGAGGAAAATTATGAACGAACAAATCAAGGCAGTACTAGCGTCTTACGGACGATCAGTTCTTGGAGCAGCAACAGCGTTGTATGCTTCTGGAGTGACAGATCCACAGACACTAGCCTACTCACTACTTGGTGCACTTGTACCAGTCGTATTGAGAGCAGCCAACCCTAACGACACAGCATTCGGAAGAATGCCCTCAGTTGAAGAGGTTGACAAGGCAGTTAAGTCTGCAAAGGTTGTAAAGAAGGCTGCTAAGAAGGCTCCTGCAAAGAAGTCATCTGGCGGAGGAAAGACAACCAACCAAGTAAAGTAATTTTACTATAGACTGGCAGGCTTGTTATTTGACAGGCCTGCTTTTCTATGTTATAATATTATTACCTGCCCATATGGGGGGAATTAAATTATTCGCTTGAAAGGGGAATAACATGGTAAAAACAGCACTGGATCTTTTTAATGATCCATTTTTCAACACCTTCTCAAATCTTCAGAAGGTTACAACAACAACAAACTATCCACCTTATAATCAAATCAAATTAAATGATAAAGAATATATTCTTTCATTTGCTTTGGCTGGTTTCTCTAAGGATGATGTCTCAGTGTCGCTAGACAATCGCAAACTTACAATTAAGGGCGAGAAGCAGGACGCTGAGTTACCAGAGGGTGCGGAGTATCTACACAAGGGAATTGCTGCTCGCAAGTTCACTGATATCTTCACTCTTCCTGAGTTTGTCGAAGTTGTTGGGGCTGAATTCAAGGACGGTATCTTAGATATCAAACTTGAGAAGCAGATCCCAGAAGACAAACTACCAAAAACTATCGAAATTAGGTAGTATAATAAAATATTCCGTCATGATACATGCAGTTGCTTATAGCAACCCTATTGCTGAGTACGGATAAGCCCAGGGTCGCAACCTGGGGAGACCTGAGCAAGTCTATAAACTGCTCCATTATTCACCCAAAATTCTTTATTTGTTTACCAATTATAACAAAAATTTATAGTCTTGTCCTATATACTATAAGTATGAAATTTAAATTCATTGCTTTATCAGTAGCATTAGCCATATTTGCTAATGCTTTTTTTATTACTCCTTCACATGCCAATAACCTTCAAGGTGCTGGATCCACATTTGCTGCTAACTTTATAGACAGATGCAGGGTCGATTTTATGAAATCAACAGGAGATTCTGTTGTATATGGAGCATCTGGCTCAGGTGCTGGAAAGAATATGTTTTCAAATGGAGTAACAGACTTTGCTATGTCAGATGTTCCTTACTCTGGTACAGAACTAAAGCCATCAAAAGAGTTTACATATGTTCCATTGGTAGCAGGGCCAATTGGAATTATCTACAAACTTGATGGATATAAAGTTACTATCAAGATGAGTAAAGATACCCTTGCTAAAGTTTTTGCGGGACAAATAACAATGTGGAACGACCCACAGATATTAAAAGAAAACCTTATATCAGGAAAACTACCTAAGATACCAGCAACAAAGATTAGAGTGGTATACCGTGTTGATGGCTCTGGAACCTCAGAAGTTTTTACTTCATATTTAAATGCAGTTGCTCCAACAATTTGGACAAAGCCAGGAAACAAAAACTTTTCAAGCGCATTTCCTGGAGACATATCTAAGCAGTACATGAACAGTGCTTCTGGATCACATGGAATTGCAATGGTACAGAGTACTACAAATGGCTCTATTGGATATAATGAGATATCATATGCAAGAGGACTAAAGACAGTGTCTGTTGAGAA